ATAATCACATGTGGCATAGATACAAGTAAACTGCGCATGCATTGGAATACATCTTCATCAGATCCGTTATCCACCCATATTACCCGGTAATCATATTCCTTTGAAAACTTCTGTATTGATAGCAAACAGTTCGTGCTTAAATCTTTTTGATTCCATGACGGGATTACAATATCAAATGATACATTCTTCATTTGTACTCCTTTGCCGATTGTACATATTTAGCCTCATCCACTTTGAATGCTTTTGAGTATTCTGGGTAATCTTTATATTTATCACGACCAATCGAATCAATTATAATGTCCTTAAAATAACCGTATTTAATACCACGGTTCCGCATTAGATTTGAGTACGCCAAATCGCCTTGGCCTGATTGCCCGATAATTGGGAAATAACCAACCAGCTTGCAAAGCTCCGTAGTAATCACTGCGCCGGACACCTGGCCGAATCGAACAGGCATTACTGTAATTCCATTTACATCAATATATTTTTTACAATACGGGAGGGAATGGTGTCTTTCTTTTCCACAGGCCACAAAATCCCAGAATAATCCATCTTGATTTAATTGCGCATGACTATCCATCAATTGCTTTGAATAGCCTTTTGTATAAATCAAATCATCGGATGTAATGATAAATCTACGATTCGTTATGAATTTTTTAATGCCTTCTGTTTTTAAATAATCAGCCCCCGGATTGCCTTTGAACAGTAAATGCCCATCAGAATTCTGTTTGATAAACTTGATTGTTTCTTCATCTGATCCGCCGTCTATAATATATAGCTCTACATCATCCTGTCGTAATGATTCAACAGTTGGGATCAAATACTTTGGCCTGATATATGATGTTAAAATTATCTGTGGTTTCATCGGCATACTGCACCATACCATTTCAACGAATCCTCTAATCCATCTGATATATTCCGCATCTGTTTTGCTGCATCAGGCAATAAATCTGTAAAAAGCGTATTACTCCCAACTCGCCTTGGTGCATTGTCCCAGTTGCGCATTTCCCCCGGCATTATTTTGGAATCCGAATTAGTAAGGCGTTTAATAGCTTCTGCCAAATCAATGATAAAAACTTCCTTGTTCGTTGCAATGTTGTAGATGCTTTCTGTTCTGTTTGCATTATGAAGTACGCCGACCACCCCTGCCTGTACTGCATTTACAACGTCATCGATGTATGTAAAATCCCTGCTGACTTGTTTCCCGGTAATCAAGATATCTTCATTATTAAATGCTTTTTTAAAAAAGTTTGGAACTACCGAACGATAGCCACCTGGCATATCTCCTGGGCCGTACACATTGAAGAAACGCGGTGCTACTAAAGATATATTATATATTTTACAATATCCAGAGCATAAGATTTCACCCGCATATTTAGTGCATTCGTAAGGGGTCGATGGGCAAATGGAATCTGTTTCAGAAAAAGGTAAACGCTCTGAGCCACCGTAAACACCAGAAGTAGAAGCATACATTAACGTTGTCACTTTGTTTTTGCGGCAGAATTCAAGCACTGCCATTGTACCAATCATATTTGTTTTTACATTTAAAAGCGGTTCTTTCAATGAACGAACATTGGCATAATGCGCTGCAAAATGGTACACCACATCAATATCATGTATTTCAATATCTGCCATATCTGCAACATCCATGCTGATGAATTGGTAAGTTCCCTCAAACCCATCATCTATGCATCTGCAAGTAGAATCGAATAGACTATCAATTACAACAACTTTCCAGCCTGCACGTAATAACTGCTTGACAATAGCGTTACCAATAAAGCCCGCCCCTCCTGTTACCAATGCTTTCATTCTGCCTCCTTAATACGTTTTTGTAAAATGCGTTTCCTGGATATCTGTCCAGCCTAACCGTTTTAAAATATCTACCAGCATTACCCGATAATCATCTTTAATCATGTCGTACCCCTCAATTACAACATCCCGATTGATCCGAGAAGATAACCATTTCGTTAAATGATCCGAATGCCGTTTTAAATAACGTGCCTTAAATGTTTCTAACCCATCTACTAATTCAGATACAGATGTAATGCTGCCATTCTTGCACCGTAAAGAATTGACTAAACCATCTACGAATATCTGATCAAGTTGCAAATGCTGAAATCCATGCATTCCTTTTGCTGTTGTTGTTTTACCTGACCGACTTTTTCCGTACAACAAAACAGCCTTTGCTTTTATTGGTTTTGGGTTTGACAGATGAAAGATAAACCGCTTGCTAACGTCAGGAGACAACGCTGTGCCCTTCTTTTCAATCTTCTTAAAGTATTTACCTGCTATAAAAAGAAAGGCTGATTCTGACGGTATAAAGAGGCCTCGATGTGTCTTAAAGAAACCACAATGAATGCTATCATGTAACCAAGCATCCATCACAACCATTTTACTGCACCGGGCAAGCTGATTAAAGAATTTATGATGATCTGTAATATAATGAAACATAGCAGATACAATAATGATATCGTACTTGCCTGCCAATTCTTCCGCCCTGCCGATGCGGAAACTTAAATCAGGATTAATCTTTTGTCCTGCCTGAATAAAATCCGCTCTTGCATCCACCCCCAGATAATATGCTGCTCCTTTCTCTTTTGCAATATGCCCCATTTCCCCTGTATTGCACCCTACATCAGCAATGCGTTTCCCTTTTATAGTTACACCTGCAAAAAGCTGATCAAACTTTTTATAAGTATCGATGTCCCCTTTTTGGATAATCTTTTTATCTCTAATTACTTTTTGATACGGCATTCCGCTTTCCTTATTTATTCGTCCATGGTTTCATTTTATAAAAACTCCGAGTACCGCGCCATGTATGCTTCACAAACTGGCCTACCAACAAATGCATTAATAAATTCCTTGATTGTCCTGTCTTATGTACTCTCATATACGTATCAATACAAGGTGCACCATGATATTTAAAAGGCGGAAACCCAGCGTACACTAACCGATTGATGAAACAAACAGCAGGATGAACGTATGGAATATTGACTTTTTGTTTTCGCTGTTCATTCCCTAATCCGGAAGAAGAAACAAGCTGAATATTCCCTGCTGCTAAAATAGTTTTATCTTTAATTGCTGATTCAGCAAACTCAACCAGTCCACCAGCTATCATCTCTGTATCAGAATCAAATATATAGGCCCATTCCGTCTTTATTGCCTTCAATGCGTAATCCATTCCAGGCCCATGCCCAACATTCTCCGCCATAGCAAATATAGACGCATTATCATCTGTATTAACAAACTCATGCAAATACCGGGTGCATTTGCCTTCCCGTGCTGAATTATCAACAACTATCAAAGGCATGTCAGGATAAAACTTCCGAAAAGACTCAATTGCAATTTGAACCAGTTCCTTTGTCCGGTAACAGACACAGATTGCCGTAATAGATTCAATCATCTTTTTCAATCTCCAGATACACTATTTTGGTTTCCTGCGCACCACCTATGCTATGCTGCGCTTTAGATGTTTTCTTTGTAAGCGGTACAGCAGGCATTTCCGGCAAACACCCGATCAACTTTTCCATGTTTTCTAAATTAATATCCGGATGATCAAATGTAATAATTAATCTGCCCCCTGAATTAAGCTGCTCATACAGATTATCAAATGCAATAGGAACATCTTCTGAGTTTAAGTGCTCCAACGTAGAAATGCACAGGACAAGATCGAATTTTAAATATTGCCATGCTTGGCAGATATCATACTGCGCATAATCAATAACATCCGTATCCAACCCCCATTCATTAAGTTGTAAAAAAGAATGGATATCAGAATGCATAATAGTAGAAAAAATATTATATTCTAATCTATCAATAAATTGCCGATGTACAGGATACATGCCTCCGCAAGCTGTATTATGGATTCTTGGGGAAGCTACAACAGATTGGGATATAAGTTCAGAAACACGTTCTAATGCTATTGAATATTCATATGCCCGTGACCAGTTCTTCACTGTCAAATCAAAAACATCATCCGCACTTAAAAATCTGTAAGAAATTATTTTCATTTGTATTTCCTTTTCACAATGGCATGCGCTTCGTCATACCCAATAACGCCACCGAATGTAATCCCCTTGCCTTCTATTGCTGCTGTGCTGAATATCTGCTGATCAAGAAAAAGTCCTTTTTTCCCTTTGGACAACATATTCAGCCATAAATCCCAATCCTGCAAACGTTGAATCTTTACATCGAATCCAGGGAAATCCTTTGCTCTGATAATAGCCATTGTGTTTATGTAATTCTGTTTCCTCAATGCCTTTGCATTCCAAGACTGTTTTGAGCAAACCATTTCCCCGCGCATATACCAGCCATATACATACGCCTTCTTTTTATTTCCTTTTAACGCCTTCAGCATATCTTCTAATGCATCCGGCTTCCAATTAATATCATTATCAGAAAAAAGGACAAATTCAGTATCGCAATGCTTAAATCCTTCGTTCCTTGCATAATTCGCACCTTTGCCCTCATCAAATGACACAACGATATTGAAATCCTGAAACGTCTGCTTTGCTAATGATTCAAGGGTGATCTTCTGATCCTCACCTTCCCGACAGGGGATAACAATCGTTAATATCTTTTTACCATATTTCCGTGCTGGTTTTGTCAGTACTTTCGGCTTTACAGGCTCAGGGACTGGTACTGGTACTGGTACTGCATTTCTGGATTGCAAAGAAAACATTACACCTTCTGGAACTGTTTTTTCACGCTCCCTGCCATCTAATATATAACGCACAATCATTTTCTTTTTAACGCCATGATCCGGATCACCAGCGATCTTGTTTGATGAAATAACAGATATACCCCCATTCGTGACCATGCCGCGAAGCACTTCTGTTATATCAATTGATTTATTCGTTGTAAAATAATGCGCTGATAAAATCTCTAATTGCATAAACTCGTTCTCCCTTCCTGTTCGTTCATTATTGCTCTGTAAAACCAGAAACCCGGCCCAGTCATTCGTTTTAGATAATTTAAACTATTGTCCGGGAGATTCTTTTCCCGAAACATACGGATAAACTTATTGGGATCATGCATACTGCCTCCGCACTTCCCATGCCCGTGCTTGATACCTAAACAAAGCGCATCCATTGGGGCAACCGCTTTCTTGTCCTGTGTGCGTTTCCATATCTTCAGATCCACAAAGCGTTCGGGATCATTCGGCCAAACAGACATATTAAAATCTTTTGTTATCATTGTGCTGTACATGCTGGCCCTGCCCTCATGCTTTATCCACCCGGCCATCTTTAAGCCTAAATGATAATAGATAGTCGTATCAAGCCCGAATAGAGAAGGTTTGTCTGCCCCGATCCACATCTGAATCATTGTTTCTATATATTGTGCGCTATAGAAATCATCATCCTCGATAAAGAATATGACATCTGCGCCTGCTTGTAATGCTTGTTCAATGCCGTATTGGAAGCGGGAAGCCAGATCCACTCTTGTATCTTTAGGCGTATAATCAATTACAGATATCATATCCGGTTTTAGTGTCTGGTTCTCCATCTGCTTGACTGCAAACTCCACGAACTGTTGTCGGTCCCCTCGTGTTGGAATAATCGCATGAATGTTTAGATCCATAGGCTGATCCTTTCAAATTTAAACGATAATTAAAATCTAATACTAAGTTATATCCTTTGCTATTAAAACCTTGTTACGGGCTTGTGCGCTATCCTCCTGATACTGATTTCCCGCAATTATCACAGCGGAGTTGCTTTGTCCCGCCTGATATCTTGCCGTCTTTGATTAATGGCGCCAGAATAACCTCCCGGAAGCGTATACTATTACAAAATACACATCTGAGCGTTTCAGGGGTTGTTTCTACTGCTGGCTTGATTGTTGAGTATACGAGTTCCATTTATTCTATAGGCTCGTAGACAATATCATTTTCCTGATCCGGAAGTGGTTTTGTATGATTGTTTTCCCCTGTTAATATTTCTTCAGGTATTCCAGCAGGAAAAGCGATACAGGTATTCCCCTGAATCCTATGTTTACACATATAACAAAATATTATACGTACTGTCATTTTATAAACCCCGCCTTTTTTAATATTTTTAACATTTCTGTAACAGATTCAGATTCAATTCCATTCATATACGCAACTAATGACTCTGCCATTAATTCTCCCGCAGATTCCTGTGCGTAGAAACTTGGGGAAGGTGTTGCTGCAATATCCTCCAGATATGTATACCCTCCTCTTTTTTCATAATACAGACTCCATTCCTTAATCAACCCATCAGGCAATTGTCTCTCAATATTATGCCCCATCTCATGTATTGCTACATCAGAAAATTTCCTATTCAATATTATAGGCAAATCACCTTTTTTCATATCCTTTACTGTTTCTGCAAAATTCTGCAATAATGCCTTTTCAGAATCAGTATAAATATTATAACCCCATTCCCCTTTAGTGGTTCTTCGTGACACTGCTGCTACGCCTTCTGAAAAAGATGTTTTTTCAATCCCAATATTTCTTCCAATTTTATCTACTGCTATTCCTTTTACTTCTAAAGCATTCACTGCTTCAAAATGTGCATTTGTAAATTGCAATGTCTTACTATCTGAAACACCTTCCCCGACTGTATAAGAAATCCCTTTACTTTTCGCCCACGCCTCTGCTTCCTTTATCGTTTTAGCAGGCACAAATTCAGCAGGCTTCTGTGTAGGTACTTTCTGTACAACCTTAACCCCATCGTCCGCCGCCAATTCCTTCAGCGTGTAATGCCTGCCTGTCTGCCTGTCTACGAAGTTATGTACATCATATTTGCCCTCACGGAATAATTGCGCCCTGCCCGGATGGTTCTTTGTTCCTGCTCCCAGAATATCATCTTGTACTTTTGCAGGTTGTCCTTTCAGCCATTCGTTATACGTGGTCTTCTCGGGCACCTGCCCATTCATACTGGCCCTTGTTCCCGCAGGTGCTTCATCAATATCAATCCCTAATTCCCGCCAGCTTTTAACCACAGGAGCAGTCGTTGTTCGACAGTTAATATGAAATGGCGGACGTGGGCCAGAATTCACAGGCCATGTTGTCCCATCCATATCCTGACAGATGGGAGTTGTCCTGCCGTCAAGCGTTGCAATGATCTGAATCTTGGAAATCATATCCTCATTCTGCTTATACAATAAATCCCTCGATTGAGTCGCCGTATGGTTAACGGCAGTGCGCACCATTGCCTGCGATCCCCTGCGGGTGGTTTCCATTATGCCATCCCGATACTGATTTACCCTTGTCCCCCGAATCCTACGTGCCATCTGATCAATAGTCTGTCCTTCTACCATTCCTGATCGGATTACACCTCTAACTGCTTTCCTTTGGCTTTCAGAAATATCCTGTACCCATTCTTTTAATAACCTGCCTTCAAATGGCTTTGCAGTTACGATAGTTGATAGCTGATTAACAGAAGGCATTACCATTTCCAGCTTGATTGGGATTGCGCCTTTCAGGATGCTACTGGCAAACTCTGTTTCGTAAGATGCAAGGTCAGTCAGTTCCTTTGTCAGCAATCGATTCATTTCAGGGTTGGCTGCGGCTGAAACAATACGGATATTTTTAAGAACAGAAGTTAATCGTTTATTTTCTACTCCTTTGAGCACATCAAGTAGCCTGTCCTCCGTCTCATTCAGCAGTACAGCAACTTTCTTTGTTATCCCGGTACTAAGCCTTAGTAATCCAACTTGGTGCCCAATATGACGGTCTCTGATGATCTGATTAACTGTTTTGACAGATGGCATTATATGATTCCTTCAAACTTCCGTCTGAGTATCATTAATCTGATTGCCCGTTCCCTGCCGTATTTGCATTGATCCAGAATACATTGCTTTAATTCAGGCGAATCATCCATCCGGCGCTTCAATTGTTTCGTATATCTGGCAATCAGGAATCTCTTTTTCTTACCCTTAATAATTCCATGTAATTGCTCCACCTGCGCTTTGGCTGTATTTTCCAACAACTGCGATAATGAAATATGCATTCCGGTTACTTCTTCATCTTCCAGAAATATCTTTGCGTGCTTTGTTCTGGCTCGCATCATTTAATCCCATGTAACTTTTTAACGATTAACTGCATCTCTTCTTTTGTCTTTGCCACAAATGATTTTGATTTACCATTTCCACCATACGCACGCACAATCCACCCATTATCTGCTTTACTGGTATCCACACTTTGATAATCCCCTGCTTTTAAAGTTGGGGCAGATATAGCAGATGGGCTTGTTTTCTTTTTCGGCTTGGCTTTCGCCTTTGGTTTCGTTGCTTTTTTAATTGCCATATTCCCACCTCATTACTTCTACGAGTTCCACATTACCTTCTTCTGACTTTGTTATAGTTAATATATACTCCGGAACTTTTTCATTCAATTCCACCTCATCAAACCTATCAGAATATCCGGCATATTCAAAACAATCTTCCATAGGCAAGCATTCTACTCGGAGAGGCAGAAAATTAATCATATTGAATACATCAATGGCAGCCTGCTGTTCTTCCCAGATAAGATACGATTTTAATTTTATAATGCCTTTCCGCTTATTCATTTATTCCTCTACTTTCGGGACAACAGGCTCAGCAGGCAGTTCCCGCCCTTCCATCCCCAACGCCGGATCTTGTTTATCAATTAACTCTTTTTCTTCTTCCCATTCCCGTTCCGGATTAGCACGCCCGCCTTCCTGCATTTGCTCATATCCTGTTTCGTAACTGATCAATCCGGATGTTACTGCTGATATAAGTGCTGTCATTTCCTGCGCACCTAATGTGCTATCAATGAAATCAGTATTTAATTTCACTTCCACTTCATCCTCATTGGCTCCTGCTATGACTGCTGCCATCTTCAGGGCTGCTTCTACACCTGCAACTACGTTCAAGGCAATACCGACCAATGTGGCTGTCTGCGCAGCATATTTAATCTTTCGGGCTTCCCCGCTTTCCTGTACTGCATCATTGTTAGCGAATAACCTTGCCCCAGCTTGAACGGCAGCTTCCAATGTATCAATAATTGCTTGTCTTTGTGCTTTTGCGCTTTCCCCTGTAAATTCCAAAATGGTTGCTTTTGCTTCACTATCTTCCAGAAACCATATAATTCCACCCCCTACTGCCTGCGGTGCATCCGGATCATCTTTGCTCATTCCTGATATAACGTAAGTCGGGGAAGATGCCTGCATCAATGTATGCTGATAATTCGCATCCTGCCTATACGCCTTTGCAGCTAATCGCACCAACGGGAGCAACGGCACTTCATCCGGTTCCGGGGTCAGGTCATTTGTATCAATAAAAACAAATGGGATAAATTCCAGATTCCCGCCACCTGTCTTTTTAAATATGACTTCTGTATTCCCGTCTTTATCTGCTTCCGCTGTCCAATCCTTACTTGCTTGGGAGTACCGCTCAACCGTTACTGCATTATCCTGCTTTAAAAATAACAGCTTTTTATTTACATCTGTCCATTGTAAAGTAACAGGATCAAGTTCTGGACCGGATTCATCCAATACCAGCATTGTCAGTTCATCATTCCAATTCGGGATTGCTCTTGCGGTGTATATAGCGAATATGGGATTGCCCTCTGCATCAACAGTTACGGCAATACCTGTCCGGCCATACCCTACGACATTCCGAGTAACACGCCTGATCATAGATTCAAGCGTCAGCCCGTCTACGGTAGCAACTTCCCGCAATGGCTCTAATGTTTTGGGTAATTCAATCTTGCAAGGTTCGGAATGGATAACGCCTGTCAGTCCCCGAATGGTTGGCGCAGTGATTCCCGGATAAGAGGCGCGTTTCTGAAATGCTGTATACGCTTTTGCCCGTTTAGCTGTATCAGTAATAAATAGCATTGCCCCAGGCATGGGCAGATAATCTTCCTTTGCAGCCTCAATTGCGCTTTCTCCTTCAATACCATCGTCCACTTCAATCCACCAGGGATCGAACTTTTGAAAACTGGGATGTTCTGCGTCTAAATCAAATGTTGTCATTATCTGTTTCCTTTTCATCTTTTAACTTTTTAATACTGGATAAGGGGGCAAGAAAAATATGATCATCACTAACAACATCCCCGAACATTTCACTCATTTGTACGAATGCCTCTTGATACCATGCCTCTTTTAGGCGTTGCCTTTCTATTGCGTCCATTACTCCCAAAATCCTTTTAATGTTTTAGCGTTTCTGCTTGCCCCGACATAAATGCGCTTGATCGGTCGTTCATATGCAATAGGATATGTGCTTGCGTCATTCTGATGATCCATACCCGTCTTTTTATCTGGCTCCCCATTATCATCATACGCCTGCTGTTCGAAATTGGTTGCTACTGTCGGGCAGAGCGTATCATTAATATGCAACCATCTATCCGCAAATGCCTTATTCGTTGCAGCCACCCGATCCTTGACAAATGGATTCGTGCTTTTATACCGGAGTTGGAATCCTGCTGATTTGAGGAGCGTAATGTCTGTAATAGCAGCATCATTGCTTTTTCTGTTTTTCCCGCTGCTATCCGGGTACACGATTATCTGGAAATGCTTTGTTTCTTCGTCAGACTGGTACTTTTCTTGGATAGTCTTTATCATTGCGGGCGTATCAAATATGTCTTTTAGTTCCGCTACTGAATGAAAGCCGTTTGAGCGTTGGGCATAAATAGTTGCCGCCATATGATCTACATTGAAATCCATCCCAATGAATAAAGGCTCATGCGGGAGCATCTTTTCCTTACTCCTGTTTACTTTTCTATTATATCCCCGGTAAACAGTCCCGGATGTTAAATTGGTGAATATGCCTTCCAGGTACGCTTCTATTAATTCAGGCGGGTATGTATCAAGTAGGGTTTGAATATAATCATCAGGCAGGTTATTTTCATTCTCATACGTAGAAGCCTGTATCATAGCGTAGGTGGCTTTTAATTCCGGCTTTAATGCTACATCAGTCACAAACAGTTTATGTGCAAATTTGAAGCCCTCCGGCGTTGTGGTGATATCTATTCCGTTCTTCAGCCCTTCTTCTTTGTAGCGCATACGGGCAAGGATCTTACGGAATGCGATTGTAGCTTTATGCATCGGGAGTAAATCAATTTCATCTATAAGGGCATGCCCGATCTTAAACCCGATAATACTGTGCGGCTTTTCCATTGATCTGCATATTGTTGTTCCTCTATATTTCCTGCCTTCGTAGAAATGGACTTCCTTATTGCTTTCCTTAATCTCAACAGACAGTGCCATATTGTATGCGACTTCTTCTATTGTCTCAAAGAAGATGTCCCGGATATGCGGATAAGTGGGTGCGAAATAGCCTTGATTAATCCCCGGCCACTTGTAAAATCCCTGACACATAGCCAAACAGCCTGAATATGTTTTACTTGATCCGTATCCCCCCACAAAGCCTCTTATCTTATGCGGGAGTTGCAGGAATTCAGCTTGGGGGACATTCAGCTCTACCTGCTTTTGGGTTTTCTTTATGGGCAGGGTGTTCAACTATGCCACTTCCCTTTCCCGTCTCCGGGCTGATTTAGTTACGAACTGAATCTCTATGCTCTCTGCCGGATTCAGGTCTGCGGTTACATCTGCCAGCTTCTGAATCTCTTTAAGCATATTGAGCGCCTGCCCCTTATTGTTTATGGTGTACTCGGTTACGATCTTCTTTTCCAGATGTGCTGCTTTTGGATAAATAGTTGTTTGTTTCATTCCCCCTATACATGCTGCTGTATCATCGTCTAATTCGGGGATGGTCAATAGTCTGCCATCTGCATCGTACATGCGCCTGGGATCGAATGTTGCTAATCGGCTAATCTCTAATATTGTTCTGTCTGCTGATATTTCTAATCGTATATTCTGGTTCTCTATTTCAATATCTATAAGGCGTTTGATATTACTTTTTGCTACTAACTCCGCCCCTGTTGCAGATGCCCTATTCATCGAAAACCCTGCCCTTATTGCTGCTTTTGTTTGGTTCCTATCAACCATGTATTCTTTAATGAATAAGGATTGTTTTTTAGTTGGTTTTTTATATGGGTCAGTTTCTAATTTAGACTTTTTAGGTGTATTTTCTTTTATTAATATTTTTTGATCTTTTCGTACCATTTTATATATAAAACCTTAATAGGATGTCAGAAAAAGAAGTAAAAAACGTATTTGAGAAGGGAAATACTGCTATTTTGATTATAATATTAAATTTGCTAATTTACTATACATTTTTATTTATACTGTAAGATGTTATTTTTATTGTAAATTATTATGTTTTAAAATTTATTTAAAAAAAAGTTTAAAAAAAGCTTTACTTTTTGTTTGGATACCTTTAATCTGAAATTAAGAACAAGATAAATGAGTCAAGTAAATGCGGATGCGACAGTTTATCAAAAAAGACTTTCAAGATTTTTCATAGAAAGCAACTCGGCACCCGAAAGGGGCTTCCAATGGAATATATGAGATTCCCGAGAAACTGGTCAAACGGTTTTTCATGCAAACGGAAGTGTTGGTCGACAGGGAAGGAAGAAGGTATATGTATTGAAAGCATATTACATGATCCCGCAACTTAGAAATTAGAATTTGTTTAAAAGGTTTTAACTTTATTGGTTAATACGGTTAAGATTTTCTAAATTGATTTTAACTTTTCAACATTAATAATAGGAGACTTTACAATGCATACACTACAACATCAATTATCAAATGGCAGATGGGTAGACACGGACAACACGAACCAGGGATTAGATTTATGTGTCAAATTCAATGCAAATATAAATAATCATAATGAGGCTATTGCGGCAATGGAATCGGGCCGCGAATTACGTAATGATTCCGCGGATTGGTATTCTAACACTCGGCTGTTTGACGCAGAAGCCCACGAGAAAAAAATACAAGAACATTATGAAAAAGAAAATAACCATAATAAAACAATGATCACATGCAGAGGATGCGGGCAACAAGGGCATGC